TGAACTGGGACGTCATGTTCGGCCCGCCCTGCGGGAACCATGACTGCCCGGAGATATTGATGGTTTCGATCAGAGGCGGCAGCGCCTCCGGAAACTTATCGTCTTCAATGAGAAAGTAGATCTTCTCAACACTGCTGTTGGCCACAAGGCTCTTCGCCGCTGCGACCATATGCGGGTAAAGATTTCTGGAACCGGAGTATACTGCCGCTCTCATCACTTATGCTCCCTTCGATCAGGTCGTGCCGCCTGCAGCGCTGGACGCGACGTAGATGCCATCGCCCTTCTTGGCGAGTACAAAGCAGTCGTAGAGCATACGGCCCTGAACGACGTGGCCGTCGATGTCGGGATGGTTCTCAAGGATACGCATGGTCTCGATCTTCTTCGGGGAGACTGCGCAGCCCTTGGTCACGATCATGTACACAACGCCTTCCGGCATATACACATCGGGAACGATGCGGACGTGCAGGCCAGCGATCTTGCCGAGCTCGCCGTTGACGACGATGCCCTTGGCTACATCTTGAACGGTAGCGCCGGTGCCAAGCACCTGGTCGGCCAGTTTAACCTTGATCGCTTCGGTCTCACCGATGAACAAAACGCGGCCCTCGGCGGGGACGAGCTTGTTGCTCATGGCAGCGGAAGCGCCCATCAGGTTCTCCACGACGTTGCTCTTGGTCAGGGAAACGTTGTAGGCAATCGTGCCCGGGTATCCGGCAGTGCCGAAGTTGGTGACGCCGTTGCCAGCTGCGAGAGCGGCGAGACGGTACTTATCGACCATCGGGATGATCACGTTGCGGGTCTGACGGCTCATGACCTTGGAGGCGGCCTTAATCATCAGTTCGCTGGTGTTGTTGCGTTTATCAATCGCGCCGTTGAAGGACTTGTCCTGATTGACCGTGAGTTCCTGGATGGTGTCGCCCAGCTCGGTCAGGGAGCCGAAACGGGAACCGGAAGTGGCATCCCAGTCGTAGTCCTGCATGGGCAGGTCATCGACGGAATAGATGCGGACGGTCGCTACGCCGGTCCAGTCATAGTCCTGAGTAAACAGGCCTTCCGTGCAGGATGCTTTGGAAAATGCCTCTGCTACTTTCGGAGAGGCTTTGGTTGCAAAATTGTAAGACGGCATATCAATTCACCTCATGAATGTTTCTGATTTACAGGTCCCACCCTTCATCGAATGCGTCGCGTGCAGGTCCTGACCCCACGCTCTTCGCACTGCCGGTGGAACGCTCTTTGTTTTTCTGCTGGTTTTTCACAGCTTCAAGCTCACTTGCGAGGCGCTTCACGTCCTCTCGGAGCTTGCGGTTTTCGTAGCGCTGGTAACAGCCGAGAAGATCTCCGTCGTTCTCGTTCACGGCATCCCAGACTTCCTTCGGAATCTCTTCCGCCTGGACATCGGGATACTCCTTCACGAAGCGTTCGATCTCCTGCTGCCCTTTCGCTTCCTTCTCCGCTTCCTTCTCCTGCTGTGACTTTGTGTCCGCAGGCACGAACTCGGTGCGCATCTTCACAGCGCGTGCTGCTGCCGATGACGGTTCAAACTTCTCGCCGTTGGCTTCCGCCCTTGCGAGGATTGCTCTCGTCCTTGTCTCATCAATCAGCGACTCAATATCGCTGCCTCGTGCGTCTGCAAGTTCCTTCAGGAAGCTTTCGTACATCCGGAGCTTCGGCACATCGTCCTTGACGGCATCCCACTTCTCCCGGATACGCGGGTAATCCATGCCCTGCTGGGCAAGCTTGATTACTTCTTCCCTGTCAACGGTTCTCTCTTCGCCAAGGTGACGCAGGGTAAACGACGAGCCCTGGTCGGGGTCTCCTTTGTCTCCCTTGCTCTCGCCTTCCTCAGCAGAGGCGCCGTCGCTCTCCTCACCATCCGATCCTTCCGCGTCCTGCTGGTCTGCATCCGCTTCCGTACCTTCGCCTTCCTCGTCAGTCGCTTTCGCGTTCCGGGCGGTTCCCGCTCCGGCAGTTTCTACAGTCTCTTCTACAGCATGTTCCGGAACTTCCTCGTCCCAGCCTGTATCAAACACTGCATCGAAATCCGTTGACGTCTCAACGCTTTCGCCCTGCTCGGTCAGCACGGTGTTTTCATTGTCCATACTTCATTCCCTTTCCCCGCTATGGTCGGCGGTTAAGTTCCTTGTCTATATTCCAAAGCGCTGGTCGGCGCCTTGTCCCTGTTTAAAACGGCAGCTCCTCTTCGCTGTCGTCGGCAATGACATCCAGCTTCACGCCTTTGCCTTCGCCTTTCTTCTTCCTCTCGCAAAAGTAGAACCGGTCAGCCACAATCTCGTGGATGTTCTGGTCCTTGCCGTAGATATCGGTGTACTTCCTTCTGGTAAGCCTCCCGCTGAACAGGACCGTCTGCCCCTTCTCCGCATACTTGCAGAAGTTGTCCGCGTTCTTGTCGTACAGGACAACGTTGAACCAGTCGTTCGGTACGTTCATGACCGCCCGGTTCCCGTCGCGGTCACAGCAGATTGCCACGGTCGTTACGCTCTGACCCTTCTGCGTCTTCTTCAGCTCCGGTGTCGCGGCAAGCCGCCCCATGATGTCGATGTGGTTAAGCACCTGTGTTCCCCTTTCTGCACAAAAAAATAGGACGGTCAGACAGGCAAATACCTGTCCAATCGTCCTTAAAGGATCTGGTTCGGTGACCGGCTCTATGGCCTTGTGGCCACGCTTATTTATCAATCCGCAGGATAAAGCTGCTCCTGCATTTCCGGCACCAGAGTTCTATGTTGTTTGCATGCGCTCCAAACAGCGCCTTCGCCAGTTGCGCTCCGCAGTCCGGACATATGATCCGCCCATCCTGCGTTACCCTCGCTCGTCTCTGTGCCGCCACTAAATTCCTTCTTTCTCTTGTTGGGTGGGGCGGTCTCGCCGCCCCTTAACCCGCTCGCATCTACAATGCCGATACGCTGGCCAAACCCGCTTCTTCGATGCGGTATTAAATTGTTCGCCGACTCTCACGGCCATGCTTGCTCCCAACCGATTGCCGGGTTCCCACTCCCAGCCAGCATGCCTGCGGTCTAAGAAAGGAGGTGCAAGAAAACATGCAGCTGAATTGCTATTTTGTCCTCGCAGCCCCTATGTAGCACGCTATTGCCGGATTGTCAATTATTTTTTCTGTACCACCCTATCAAGATATGGTGCCCCATGTTTTTTGTGCCCCTGCTATTGCTGAATCCATTTAAGCGTTTACTATGGCTGAAAATCCTAATATATACGTTATCGTTGCCCGGGCGTACCTTTTTTCTCCGCCCAGGGCTCCGGACCATACCAAAACGGGGCGGGGTGTCCGCAACACAACAACACATTCTCATTTTTCCGAAAAAGGTTATCAATTATTATTGTTTTGCCGCAACTTCAGAACTTTCCAGCACGTTTCATGGTTCGCATAATAGTTGTTGTGCGAACTTCGCCGGATTGTTAACCATGATCCGGCAATTGTAAACCATTGTCAATGCTTAAAGGTTGACAATTAACAGCGTTAACTATTTGAAGCTTATGTATTACAAAGAATGAAAGATAGGATATCGGAATACAAGGGAAAAGGATATTGAATAAAGAAAAGGGGAAAGATATTCCTATATGTAATTCCATATAATGGAAAGCTGGTCTATCACATGATAAGAGATACTCTTATATGAGATTCCATATTATATACAGTTGAAATACATTATCAGATTCCATATTGAGAATAACAATTCATATTGCATTGCATTTCCTATATTATATGAGATTACATATTCCCCGCCGGCGCTGCTGGTACAGATCCGCGGTTCAGGCTGTAAATCATTGTCAACGATGCACAAAAACCGGGCCGTGAAATTGTGCATTTCTCACGAATCGAAAATTTGTTGTTGACAATACTCAATCGAGTATGCTATCTTATAGCCACAACAAAGCGGCGGCATCCCAAGCCGTCAAAAAATATAGCATACTCAATCAAGTATGCTTTACAAAAAGAAAGGAAGTAGAACCATGAATAACAAAGAAATCGCTCAGAGAATCGTTGACCGCATGCTTGATGCTATCAATGCAGGAGAGCCGCTGCCCTGGACCAAGCCTTGGAGCACCAAGGGCAGAAGCATCAAGGTTACCGATGAAGCCACAACGATTACCGTTCCCGTAGAGCATTGGAGCCGGAGCGGGAAGCCCTATCAGGGTGTAAACATCCTGCTTCTCAATCTTCTTGGCAAATCCGGAGAAATGATCACGTTCAACCAGTGCAAGGCAGAAGGCGGCAGAATCCGCAAGGGCGCCAAGGCCGCGACGATCGTCTATTGGAATATGGTCCGCAAAGAGACGGAAGAGCTGGACGATGAAGGAAACAAGAAAGTTACCATTATCCCGGTGCTCAAGACTTATAACGTTTTCAGCGTTGAAGCCGATTGTGAAGGCATCGAGCCAAAGCACAAGCCGGAGCCTATGACGGTTACCATTCCAACAAAATGGCATTTTGAGAACGTAAACGGGATTGATGAATCCGCATACAATCCCGCCGCGGAGTCCGTCATTGCCGGTTATCTTGCCCGCTCAAACGGTCTGAAGCTTGACCGCAACTGTAATTCTGATCGCGCCTTCTATCGTCCGTCTGCTCATTCCGTAACCGTGCCGAATATCTCTCAGTTCAACCAGGTTGAAGAGTTTTACAGCACGCTCTTTCACGAACTTGGCCATAGCACCGGCCACGCTTCCCTTCTTAATCGCTTTTCCGGTAAAGACGCCGTTGCCGCTTTCGGTTCTGAATCCTATAGCCGGGAAGAACTGGTTGCCGAAATCACGGCAGCATCAGTGCTCAATACTCTTGGCCTTGAGTCCGGAAACAGCTTCCGCAACTCTGCCGCATACGTCAAGGGCTGGTCCGAAAAAATCAAGAATGACCCCATGATGTTTATTACAGCGGCGGGCAGAGCCGAAAAAGCCCTTGCACTGATCCTTGGTACAGACAGCGCCGGCGGTACAACGCCGCCGGACGCTGGTACCGATTCAGACAATGACAGCGCCAATCCTTCAGACGTCAAGATCCCGGAAGGATACAGCGCAACGTTGACAAGCGCCGGTAACGTGATCATGGTATCCCGCAACGAATACGCGGAGACAGAGAAGCCGGAAGAGAAGCCGGAACGCAAAACGGCAAAGGCTGCCAAGGCAAAGAAAGAATACACCCGCGGGCAGATCTCCGCAATGAATCGCATCGCCAAGGGCGTCAAGGGATACAAGGAAGCATGGAAGGGCGTGGTCAATCTTGACGGCAAAAGCATCATATTAGACGGCTATCGTCTGCTCCGCCTATCTGCTGATCCGGAAGAGCTGCCGCGTGCAGAGTGCAACGGGCTCCCGTTTGAGATGGACACGCTCAAGAGAATTATTGAGAAGTCTGTCAACGCTCCGGCAGAGAAGGCAGACAAAGAGCTCCCGCTCCCATGCATCGACGATCTCCGCGCAACTATCAAAGCTCAGAAGGCCGGAAAGGTTTCCATGCCGCTTGTATATTGGACTCTTCAAGACGGCAATCACCTTGGTGTGAACGCTCAGTATCTGCTTGATATGATGCTTGCCCTTCCAGGGTGCACGGCTTACCGTCCGGAAACATGTAGCGCTCCGATCTACTTCAAAGCCGGAGAGAACGACGGGATTCTGCTCCCCGTCCGTATGGCTGGAGTACACGGCATGGAAGTTGCCGCATAAGCCAATATAAATATCAATATAAAGCTGCCCTATCGGCTACACGGGGAGAAGAGAGCACATAATGAAAAACAGATTTAAACAGTTCCTTTCCCTGTTCGCTGCCGGTATGATTCAGGCTTTCGCCAACTCTTTCACTCTCTGATTGACTATCTCAATCCAGTATGCTACAATCAGCAGGAAAGAAGGTGTATCAATGTCCGGGAAGACAAGCACAGAAGTCAAACGCCGGTACAATGACAGCGTATACAGCAAGATTCAATGCGAGCTGCCGAAAGATACCGTCGCCGCATTTAAAGCCAAATGCAAAGAGACCGGAACCAGCCAGGCAAGCGTGATCCTGGAAGCAATCGAGAAGTTCATAGAACAAAAATGACCGCCCTTTGAGGCGGTCTTTTTACATAGCATTTTACATAGCAAAGTCGGTCACAAAAGATTGTTTTAAGCCTCAATTTCTTGCGTTTTTCGCCCGATAAATTTTGCTATCCAAAATGCTACAAACGTCAGAAAATACGAAGAGAGCCCAGTATTTCAGGGCTCTCAAAGCTGGTGCCGGTGGTGGGACTCGAACTCTCACGAAATCACGCATGCGGCCCTATTTCAGGCGCTTCTTCAGCCGGTGTAGCATTTTGTGTAGCATTTTGAAAAAACGTTCTGACCGTTTCCGCGTCCCTGCTGCTGTCCGCCTCGGATAGCTTGATATATACGTGGTGCATCGTCCGTATATCACTATAGCCCGCCCATTGCATCGTCTGCCGTTCGCTAATTCCCAAATGATAACACAACGACAGAAAGCTCCGTCTCAAATCATGGCAGCCGCACTCCGTCACGTTTGCGCGCTTGCAGGCCCGTTTAACGTCGTCTAATAGATTGCTGGGATGAATACCTACCACAGGCCCTTCTCGCTGCTGTGAGGCCTTCAGCGCGTCGTAGAGCTGTGGTATCAAAACCGGTACAGTTCTGCTGCTGGACCGGTTTTTATTTGTTCCCTTGTGAGTCAATCCGGCAGGCCCGCGGACCACAGCTCCGGAAATCGTCATGGATCCGGTTTTATCCTTGTTCAGCTTCACGCGGTCCCATGTCAGCCCGAGCACCTCGGATAACCGCATACCATGCAGCAAAAGCAGGGCCGGTATTTCGTATGATTTCCCTTTAACCGCATCGCAAAACGGCATGATTTCTTCCGGCCTCAGATAGTCCAGGTCCTTGACCGGAACCTGTGCCAGCTTCACCTCCGGTACCGGATAGCCAACATGCTTCAGAGACGCGCTGACCAGGCCCCAGGCG